CGGGTTTGTTTATCTCATTACCAATAAGTCCAACTCACGACGTTACATTGGTAGAAAGTATTTTTGGTCGTTTAGAAAACCACCGGGTAAAAAAAGAAAAGTAAAACAAGAATCGGATTGGAAAAAGTATTATGGTTCTTGTCCAGAATTAAAAGAGGATTTAAAAAAATATGGTAAAGAGACTTTCAATAGAGAAATAATAAGTCTCCACACCACGAAGGGTAATTGTAATTTTGAGGAAACAAAACAGTTATTCTTAAATAATGTCTTATCTGAATCACTTGACGACGGCCGTCCAGCATACTATAATAGCAACATCCTTGGACGCTACATGAGAAAAGATTATGGTAACTTTGGAAGACACCCTATCAGCGACACATGACTGGGCAATAGATCGTATACATACTCTTTGTGAAATTTCTACTTATGATATTGTGAATGCAATAGAAGATGCACATGCCATTAGATCCGAATTTGAAGAGTGGTTAAATCCAGAAATAGAAGATCATGAAATCTATTCTCTAGAATACCTAGGAGATACAAATGACTAACGGAGCATCAGACAATTTTAAAAAAAGAATACTTAAAGAATGTGAAAAACTAACTAATGAAGGTCATCACATAGAAGCAAGTAAACTGTTTAGAATTTATTTTCCAGAATGTGGATCGGCGCTCCCTGACAGATTTGACATGGCACAAGTTTAGTGCTACACTACATAGACTTGTGCCGACAGAAATTTTATTTCTATGCGGATGCAGAGTTCAATTAAATTAATGCTTAAAAAATTATCCATTCTTTCACTTCTTACAGTTCCTGTTGCTGCTTGTGCTTACCCTTCAATCAATCAGATTGAGAATCCTCCACTGATTATTGAACCATTAGTTGGAATGGTAGATGCTAAAAAAGTAGTTAAGATTGAAGTGGAAAAAAAGACATGGAAATGTCCTGAATGTAATGACAATGAAAAATACGTATTAAAAGAACTTCAAGAGAAGACCAGAATCTCAGATCGTAATGCACTTGCTACGATCATGGGAAACATTAAGTCTGAAAGTAATTTTCATCCCAACATTTGCGAAGGAGGTGCTAGAGTTCCTTATGATCGTTGTCATAGTGGCGGTTATGGTTTGATTCAATGGACATCTGCTGGTCGTTATTTTGGATTGGGTACGTTTTGTAAACGTTATGGATGTGATCCATCATCTCTTGAGGGACAAGTTCGTTATATGATTAATGAACCTACCTTCCAAAGATATTTGCCAGAGTTTGAAGGACCTGGACAAACTGTAAGTCAGTACATGGTTGGTGCTTATTATTGGTTAGGTTGGGGCATCAAAGGACACCGTGAGCATTATGCTTATGATTACACTAAAAAAATGATTTACGCATGATTAATAAAGTAATTAAAAAAATTAAATCACTTAAAAAAGTATTCATTCCCAAAAGTGAATTTGAGGAAAAAAAACTTGAATGTGTAGTAGATGATAAAAAAGTTAATTGCTCCACATTCAAAGAGTCTTCTTGGATTGGGTATCCTGCACCAATATCTCTTCCCACTGATCCTTGGTTTGGATCTGCACCTAAAACTCAAAAAGTAATTCATCATGAAAAAAAAGTTGCCGCAGAATATGAAATTAAAGAAAAGCAAAGAAAAGAAGAGACTCAAGAACCTCAAAACATTCATCAAGTAATGTATGAGAAAGCAACCAAAAATCAACAAGGTTCTTGGCAAGAAAACATTGGTGGTTCTGAAAACTTCCAATCTGGTCCTGGAGGTTGGATGTCAGGTACTGGTATGAGGCAGTTTATAAATGAATGAAGATTGGCGATATTCTGATGATAGAATGAAATTGAGAGAGCAAGTTTATCATTTGCTCCTTACTCGATTTGGATCTCAACTTGACGAAAATAAAAAACCACTCTATAGTATGAAAAGTATTACTGAATGTTCAAATGATTGGGTTTCCCAAGGAAATGTGAACACTTCTGGTTTGGTTAAATATTATCAAGCGTATTATGCACAATGAAAAAACATTTACTAGGTTTATTAGGAATCAGTCTAATAAACACAGCAGTTATAGGTTTAGTTACTTCATCGACTTGGGCAGAAGAATCTAAACTTAAAAACGGATTCTATAGTATGGAAGCTATGGGTTGCATGTTACTACGAGAATGCACCAAAGATGTTCAACAAATCGAGAGTATCGCTAGCGTTGCTGATTTCTATCCCGATACTGATTTCAGTGGCGTTGCTGATGAATTCAACAACATGCTCGTTTCCTTTAATCAAATCGGAGTTGGTGTGTTTTTAGCAGATGAAAAATATTTTCCTGTTGGGCATCGGGGAGCCTATCATACTGTAAGCAACAATTTTTTCCTCAATAAAGCGTTTATGCATCGTCCTAACGTCCTTATGACCGTGATGAGGCACGAGGGATGGCACGCTGCACAAGATTGTATGGCAGGAACTATTGAGAACTCTATGATTGCCATTATCAAACCAGAAGAAGATGTACCAAAGATCTGGAGAGAAATGGTAGAAAAGACTTATCCCAAAGCTGCTGTTCCCTGGGAAGCAGAGGCAAAGTGGGCAGGTCTTACTGAAGGTATGACCGCAAAGGCATTGGAGTCTTGTGCTGCTGGTACAATGTGGACTGACTATAAACCAACACCACTGACCGAGAAGTGGTTGAAAGAAGAAGGTTATATAAAATGATAAAAGTTAATTTTGAAAAATTGAAAAAAGTTCCTTACATGAAGGATTATGCTGATGAACCTAGATTTCAAAGTTGGGTAAATGAGTATGTTGATTTCTGGTCTAAACAAACATCAGAAGCACTTGATAGTGTTGCATTAATTCGTGCTATTGAGTGTACTAATGGATGTATACAATATGCATTTAGAGATGAGGAACCATATGCTCTCGGTCTTGAGCAAACAAGATTGAGTATGAAAACATCGATGGCATTTATTAAGACAAAAAAATTAAAAGTTCCTGATGGAAGTGTAATAGAGTGTCATCCATCTGTCATCGATGCACTGAATACTGTTAGAGATATCTACATCAGAGGATTTAAAAATGGTGACGATGATGCAATGATGGAGTTTTATGCACAGTCAGTTTCTCAATTTTTTGTTATTGGTAGAGAAAAATTGAATGCAAAATTTGATTGGGTGTGCGAACATTTTACTGAAGTGTTTGGTGAAACTTTTTTGATGGTAGGAAGACAATACGTTATGCAATATTTGGATGCACTGGAGACATAAATAATAGAAAGTTTACTCTCTACAAATGCTAGGTAAATCCAAAGCAAAAGTAGAAGAGAAAGACCATAATCACGATCATGAAGATAAAAGTGAAGTTTTGGGTAATTTAGTGAAAGTTGTTGTCCTAATATGGTCTGCATCTCTTCTCACGTTTAGTTACGTTAGACTACCGAACGGTCAAAAAATTCTTGATTTTGATCCTACCTTCATTGCATCAGTTTTTTCTGGATCATTAGCTGCATTTGGACTTTCTCCTGCCAAAAATGGTGGTGGAAATGGTAATGTAAAACCTACGGCAAAGAAAGAACCAGAAGTTGTATCTGCAGTAGAGCCTAGAAAAAATTAATTTGAAAAGGGCTAGATACTATTAGTATCTCTACCTTTGATGAATTTGATTCTTTATCCACTAAATGATATTAATGATGTAACTTGGAGTGTAATTATACTTATTGGTTGTGGACTTATCTTTACTCTCTATTGTGTCATATACATTCTACGTCTCTCATATAAAGAACTAGAAGAAGATGTTCAAGAAGGTAAAAAAATAAATAAAATGGACTAATTGAGGATCTATTATGGGAGCAATGGTTCCGCCCAGTAGGAAGTCGTGCTACAACTTCAGGGTAGTAGAAATAAATAGAGTTGTAGACGGAGACACGATTGATGTCACTATTGACCTGGGTTTCGATCTTTATAAGAAAGAAAGGGTTAGAGTGGCAGGAGTCGATACGCCAGAGAAACGAACACGCGACGACGAAGAGAAGGCACTTGGTTATGACGCAACCAACTGGCTCAAAGAGAAACTCGATGGTGCTATCTCTGGTGATGATGACCTCGTTATTAGGACTGAGCTTGTTGGGGGTGTTGGCAAATAC